GCCCCGCTCCGCGCAGCAGCTCTATTTCGTCACGGAAGGCAGCGATAGTGTCGGGCAGGAGTTCGTCAAGACGCGGGTTGTCGAGACCCTGTACTTCTTCGCCGTTATTAACCAACGCACCTTTGCCCGCCTCGTAGTGTCTACCGACACTAGCCGAACTCGCCACAAAGACAATACGCCGCTCGCCGTCAATTTCTTTCGACTTGATGGCGCTGCTGAACGAAACAATCTTTGATTTAGCTTGTTTTACCATAATCTTCCTTTAAGCTTTGATATTTCTTGCCGACAGCGCTCATTTGAGCATTGCTTTCGTCAAGCCTGATTATGATAAGGTGTGGTGTGGCAGGCGAAATTATGGTATAATGCACACATTATGAAAATGCACGCACCCAGCTTCGTTTTAGGCGCAGCTACATCGAGATTTGTTAGAAAATACTGGTATATCGGTGTCTTCTACGTATTGTTTTACTACATGTTTATTGCCTTTTTCTGGGTAATGTATCAAACGTATTACTGGCTGTTTTACCGTCTTATTTTCTGCGGCATTAGGTCGCTAATCGGCAAAAAAGCCGCTACTTCCGATTAGCCGTCTTTGGCGGTACTTCCGGCGCAGTAAACTTGTGCCGGATTTCTTTTTGCGAAGAGTTCGGCGTCACCACCTTGATATTCAGTTTTGCCTTACATTTGCTGTTTGTACAAATCAAACCCTCGATGATAGTTGTGCCTTTAGCATCCATCAAATAACGGCCGCAATATTTACAGGTTATCTTCATGACGCTACCTCGTACTGAATATAGCAGCCGCAGTTTGGATGCATATTGGCAGAGTCAATGTCGGCAAAGTCGTTCAGAAACGTGCCGCCATCAGCGCCCTCTAGCTTGTCTCCTCTCACGAGGAATGAATTGGTCACGAGTTCCTTTTTTCCATTCATGGCTTGGCAAAATTCGCAGCCGGCGCCATTTGTATGCCAGACTTTATATATTTTTGCACCGGTTTCGTGCATAAGCTGTTGCATGGCGTTAACGCTTGATTGACCAACGCACCGGTGTTCTTCAGTGCGAGCCATCCGCTGCACCCGCCACTCGTCAGTGTTCATAATATCACGCAGGCTTCGTGCCAGTGTCTCTTTATCCCAGCCCTCATACTGTCCGCGAGCCAGCACACTGCGGATACTTGCGGCAGTATCATCGCTGTATGAGCGTGCGACGTTTGTCAGATAAACTAGATATTGCGCTTTAGTCAACTCATTGACGACGAATCGTGACGTATTATTGATAGCGATGCCGTTTGCTTCCAGTAACGCCAACCCCTGCTCGTAGCTAATCTGCCCCCTCGATAACATGTAGGCTGTCAACACCACCATAATTTCAGCAACCATTGACGTTATGTCAGATTCCTCAGTGTCGCCAGCACCCTTGCTGGCTTCGCCCTTAATAGCGGCGTCAATCTGCTTCTGCATGTACTTGCGCACAACTTCAGCCACATCATCAACCACGCTCTGATCCTCAGGATTGGCAGATTTATGTTTGTGTTCACATTGGTGAGATTTTGCCAGCAACGCTGCTTTCTCGTTCGGCTTATCGATTGAATCTGGCGCACTGTCAACTTCGCCGCCATCGTCAACCTCTGGCTTATCATTGTTTATTATTGGCGCTGTTGGCTTCGTCTCCATCCTCAGTAGCTTATATGAATTGCTTAGCTGAAATGCGTCAACTACACTGTCGATTGAAAAGCCGGCGGCTATCATGTCGCGAATGATACCACCCTCAATACTTCGTGTTTCAGCTCGTACCTTATCTTCGTCTGCTAGATTCGGAAGGTCTATCTTGTAGGTTATTGCATACCCCAGCCCGCCAGTAATACGGTTAAGCTCAAATGTGAATCGCGTCCAGATTTTCAATGCTAGCGGGTCAACCGTATATGCCAAAAATACCCGCTCCGCAACTGCCACTGACGCGTAGTTCGAGTTTTGTAAAAATCCCTTAATTTCATCAGGAACGCCGTAGGCACTGTCGAGCTTTTTATTCGCTTGATCAAACAGTGACTCCAGATTCATATCTTTATTTGACTGCGCGAACGGAATCCACTGAATCTGCGCCTCTACTGGCAAGCCGGTCTCATCGCTGATTGGTCGATGAGTATAGATAACGTTATTGTTTCTGCCGCTGCCGCGATGCCGGCGCTCCATCTCATCAACCTGCTTATTAAAATCTTCAATGGTCGCTGCGGTAATAATAAATTGCCCAGCCGGCACTGCCTCATTTTCAAATAGCCCCGCCTCATAGGCAGCAATATAGTCGTCAAGGTTTGCCCATTTATTAGCAGCAACACTCGGCGAATAACCGCGGCTCAAATTATATGGATCAAAGCCGGAATAGATTTCAATAACCTCGGTCTCGTCATACGTAGCGCCAGCTGTTAGATACTTCTTAGCGCCACTAGACACAACCTCGGACACACCCTCCAAAAACGTAAAGCCGGCAATGTTATCAGCTGTAGCACCCTTGCCAATAACGGCCTCGCCGTTTTCGTAGTGCCAAACAGCCAAGTACACCTTGCGATGCACCAACGTCATCACCATTAAAGCTTCGCGAAAATCGACAGCACTCATCTGCTGGTTCGGTCGATAAATAGCGTTCAGCGCACTCACGTTTTCGACAGGTTTACCGTTGCCGTTAATCGCAAATGGACGTATCGTCATGAATGCGTTGGCAATTTTGGTAATATTCGGATAGGCGTTGTCGTAAGTCTTGCCTTTATAAAAGCTCAAGGCTGTCGGTATGCCGCCACCACCACCAAGATAACGACGTCCGTCTCTCGTTACGTAAGATTTCTTTCGCGCTCCTAGCTTGAGCATTTTGCGAACATTATTAAACATACTACAGATTATGTTTATAAGCGGTGTGGCATAGCGACAGTATTATCTAATGCCGGCGTACTGCACCTTTTTTGGCTTTGGTGGCGTGTAATAGCATAATATCGTAGCGTCGGCTTCGTCTGGCGAACGGTAGCCGCGTTTCTTGTATTCGTCCTTGCTCTCAACCTGCCGCCGCCCCTGCTTGTCCATCTTCCATTCGCGGTTCGATAACTCAGTCAACAAATCTTTGTTTTCGCTCAATTCAATCTCGTCGATAATTGATTGCAAATAAAACCAGGCTTCGCTAATCATGTTCGGATAGCGATTTTTATCGCGAGCCGCTGCCCCAAAATTAATTGGCATGACATTGTAACCGCGCTCTTTCATCTGGTCAGTAACGCCGCCGCCAACGCCAGTATCGTCAATCTTTATTAAGACGCTCTTATCAAAATCAACAAACGCCTCCAGCAGGTCGCAGATTTCGTTGGTTCGCTTTTTCGTGTACGACGCCCTACGGGTCTCTCTCATCCCCTTGCGCTTTACGAAAACAGTACGGTCATTACCAAGACGCGCCACATCAACGCCTACTTCGATAGCCCCCTCGTCGTCTACTTTACGACCCATCGCTGCCATCACCCGTGCTGCCGAGATGATATTGCGTTCTGTCTGGTTTATCGCCTTGCCGAGGTAGTCGTGAGCGTAGTCCTCGGGGTGATTTAGCCGAGCCATCTCGATTTCGTATTTTATTTCGTCACTGAGCCAACCATTTTTTAATGCAATACGATAATCCAACTCCAAATGCAGCACGTCTCGGCGCGGCGGGTCAGTAATGAAGTATGAAATGACAGGGTCAATATCAGTAATGCGGTTTAGTGTCCAGATAATTCTTGAGCCAGGCTTGCGGATTGTCGGAGTTAAAATACGTATCGACTTCGAGGTGATAGTTTGTGCTTCGTCAATCCACGCCAAATCCACGCCCTCAAGCGATTTAATAGTCGTCTCCACGTTTCTGTCTAGCCCTTTGAAAAGAAACTCCGAGCCAGTCGCCGTATTATAGATAGAATCTTTTGTCCATGTAAAATCAGAAAAGCCGTATTTATCAATTAAATCAAGCAGCAGCTGATATGACGAATCGCTGATGTTTTTTTGGAATTGGCGCAAACAGGCGGTGCGCATTTTGCGGCGGCGCGCTTCCAGCAGACAATACCGAGCCACCGTGTGCGACTTCAGCGAATAGCGGCCGCCCTCAATGACAGCATGACGCCACCACGAATCAAACAGCGGCGCGTACTCAATCGGTAGCTGAACCTTTGTTTTTGGTGCTTCCATCGGCAAACTCCACCAGTGCAATCGGTGTAACGCTCCTACCATCGCTCGTTATATCGGTCTTCTCGGAAAACTCGGCAGTGGTCTTCGCGATAAACTTCGCCGTATCCTGTGCAATCTTCTCGTCAGCCGAATCAAGCGACTTGTTAAGCACCCGTTTGGCTTTCTCGACCATATTCTTTTTGTCTGTCGATTTTCCGACAATTTCATAGACAATATTTTTGAGCCATGGCAAGTCAAAATTGGTAGTAATAGTTCTGGCATACGATTCGCTGTAACCAGCCGCCAACGCACTTTGCAAAGCATTGTCGTAAGTCGGTGAAGACGGCAAATAATAGCGAAGTGCAAAATCAATCTGCTTTGCACTGTACCGCTCCAACGGTCGCCTTTTATCAAACTTTCTCGCCCTGGTTTTCTTTTTCATAATCTCATGATGTCATTTGGTGGTGTGGCGCGGCAATCAATGCACGTTGCGCGCCCTGCCCCACTCCGGCACTGTTCTAATTTTTGCATTAGTTAAATCTGGCATTTTCCGTGCGCTACTCACGTTGATGTTGTATAGGTTAGCTAAATGATTTATGTAGCTCAGACTAATATTTCGATGATCAGTCAAGGCACGACGAAAAGGCTTCCAGTTATCAGAATAGAAGCCTCTCTGTCGTACAAACCAACGCTCGGTGAGATATTTTGTGTTTGTTTATTTAAAAAAAAGAGTGGTGGGGGACACACCCACACACCCCCCCCCCCCCGTTTACCTCTCTTACCACTGTTGTATCGTATTTTCTTGCCATATCACCCTCCGTTTTTTATCTCTCCACCTCAGTAGCATAAACCTCTCAATCGTTCGATTGCTGCCTTTCAACCTTAACGTTATCAACACACTGCCAAGGCGATGACGCTATCGTAAACACCTTGTTGCTCGTGACAACTACCTTGATGTTTTTATTTTTCGCGGCTTCATTCACCAGCTTGATATATGGCGAATTTGGCGGCAAGCAGAACTCGCTAGTATTTTCTTTTGTCACCACTGTGTTTTCTGATGCACGAACGCTGAAATAGGTATTGCCACCTAACAGGCTATCGTTTTGGTTGTTGTAAACGATTCCCGAAACTATATTTTCAGAAGCCTGCCACCGTATTAACAATACGCAGTAGATAGGCGTTGCGATTATTAATATTGTTAGCATGTATCCCAAAAATTCTCGTATTTTAGACATTTTAGCCTCCTATTTAGTTATTGATTCGATAAACTCAATCGCCGCATCACACCCCTTGCAAACAACGGTCTGAACGCCAGCCTCATTGAGCGTTTTAATCCACTGTTTTTGATTTTGCCCATCACTTCCTCCTCTTTTTAGATTCATTAAGCCACTCTCGATACTCAATCTCATCCTCAATTGCCGGCACAATTACGGACACTAATATAATGATTGCGAAAATTACTGCGATTATTATAAGCATGCCTCATTTACTCCTTTCACAAAAAACAGCCACCGCGTCATTCCAGACTTATCGCCGAAAGCTGGTTTTTGAGGTAATATTTTTAGTAATTCAGTAGTTTTAATGTCACGTTCGCTCCACTTCATAGCGACGACGCAACCAGGTTTGACGATGCGTAGACATTCGCTCAAGCCTTTGCTCAGAGTCTCTTGCCAATTATCTTTTTCGAGCTTGCCATACTTCTTGGCCAGCCAGCTGTTCTTGCCGCAGTTGATGAGATGAGGCGGATCGAAAACGACGAAACTAAAACACTCATCAGGGAACTTCATATCTGTAAAGTCTAGAACTAGGTCTGGGTTGATTTCTAGTGTTCTGATTTTGTCTCTGTCTTTCATCTCGACAGTTTCACGTCGGCGGTCAATATATAAAATGTTTGGGTGGTCTTTGTCGAAATAAAACATACGTCCACCACAGCAAGCGTCAAGTATGGTTGTTGGGGTAGTTTTCATTTCTCCTCCAACAATTCAGGCTCTCCGCAGATATTGCGATCTATCTCTATTTCATCTAGGTCTATACCTATTCTTTGGGACTCTGAGAATGGCAATTCGTACTCTTTTTCGCCGATAAACGCATGCAGTCCAAAGCTTGATTCATCATCTATCCACACAACAGTACCTGCATGTATGTCTGGTCCAATTGAAAATGTGCAAGTATCACCCTCACCTACTTGGTTATTATGGATGTCGTATAGGTCTACATATTGTTGGATAATCAGCCGTCCCTCAATCGGAATCGGCTCATTCTCACCCTCAAGTTTTGCTGATACAAGTTTGTCACCTTGCCAGTGTAAGGATACGACTTTGCGCATTCTTTTTTCTAAATTATCCCAGGCACGAAATTTTAGTTCACGCATCGCTCAAGACCCCATAATGATTACTTGGTATTTCATTGCCGCCAGCTAGAATGAGTAGGTGAATAACATCTTTCAGCTCTCGGTTGTCGTGAGCGCTACGAATATATATCATTGGATTCTCGTAATGATGGTCGTTTTCGTCGATATGCTGTTTGGCGGCTTTGCCAGTAAAGTACATAACTGCGCCGTAGTCTTTGCCAGCTTTGTTATTATCTAGGATCGTCCACATCGGCATATCAGTGGATCGATTATCTTGATTAACCAGCTCAGCACTCAAGGCTTTAATACGCCGTAATAGGGCTTCCTCAGCTGGATTTTCTGCTATGATTTTCATTTAGATTTCCTTCCCATTCTTAAAACACTTAGTTTGACCAGCCACACCGCCAAGCGATTTACAGCGAGCCTCTAAATCTTTTGCGTTTTATTCTACGGCACTGCCTATCACCACAAGAGTCGTTACTGCAATGATAAAAATCAGTGCCGCCACCACTAAGTCCTTAAATGCTCGCAACTCGCTTGTTCGTTGACTGTTGGTTGATTGCTCACTCTTTTCCATCATTCTCACCTCTGTTATTTTCGTTGATCGTTGGTTGATTATCCTGACCAATAATCTTAATGTCACTAATGTCTACGAACTCAGCTCCGCAAGCATCTGCTACTTGACGATATTCATCAGCAAATGCGCTTTCGCCAAGCCTTATAGCGTCTAGTGCAACCTTGTAAGCACTCGCTGAAGATACCAAAATCGCTTTTTTCTCATCAGCACCATCTCCAAGATAAATTAGTTTTTTAGGGAAGTGACCCTCGTTTGTCATAGCACGTCCTCCGCCTTGATAATTTCAATCTCTGATTTATCAACAGTGCTATCGGCGTTATAAATCTCATCAGCGTAGTACTCTATAATGTCTGCAAAGCCTGGTTTCGATACAACACTATCCCTCGTGGCAGCCTTTTTGGCTTCATCTTGAGTTTTAGCTTCAACAAAGACAGTACCTTCCTGTACTACTCGAACTTTTACTCCGTAAATCATTGACATCTCCTTTCTCTATGTCTACAAAATTAGTGGTTTAGTTGACATTTGTTATTGCATCCACGTTTCGCCGTCGTCATATGGATTAACGCCGTTCACAAACTTGCCGCAATTAGGACACATTGAGGCAGCGTCAGGGTAACTTCCAACACGATATGGCTTTAGCGATGCCTGATATGCTTTCCAGTTTCTACTGTCGCCTCGAATAAGCAATATCTCATCATCGCAACAATCGCGTTTTACCATCCACCTATTGGTATCCATACTGTCTGTATAATCAAACACCCAATTGCACCATTCGATTTTAGGGGTCATATTTTATACCTTTCTCTGTTTGGTCAAACCCCTCCTGCAGCATTTCTTGAAGGTCGGTTGAGCCGTTATAAAACCCTGTTACGAATCTATAAACACCGTCTTGAACCTGAGAGACTTCAACAAAGTTGTCATATATGTTGAAATCTTTATCTAATTCAACTTTATAAATACAATTCCCGTCGATAATGATATAGCCGTTGTCCTCTAGATCGTATTCGTCAATTTCTTCTACATCTTTATAGTATTTATCACGCTCTTCTCTAGGCACGCTTTGCCAGAAATTTTGCAAATTAGACTGAAGTTCATTAGCGTCTTTATATTTTTTGCAAAGTGTAAGTTTTCCTTTGCGTCCTACAGTTTCACTCATTGTTTCATCCTTATTCACACGAAATCGTGTAGTTTATTGGCATTCGACAATCTATCCTCTTTTAGCTTCCTTCAGCCAAATAACCAAGAAAACTACGGCAATCACGACTATCACCACAAGCGTAGATATCCACAATGGTGATAATACCCACCACCACGACCAATCAATAATCTTCATTAGTTTAAGTACGACAAATGCGATAGTTAGCGCACCGACAAAACCGATGCCGTTGCTGTTGTTATTTACTTTCATGAATAGGTTCTCCTTATTATTCTTATATTCAACCGCATGACTGGATGGCTATATAAGGTGATGATTTGCACATCACATGGTCTCCATGCACGACGGAATCGAACCGTGACCTTAGTGCCGTAAGCGTCTACCTATTTCGCCACTTATATAGCCAGTTGACAACACCAGGTGTATAGCATTAACATGTTTTGTTAATTTAGTTGATGTTGCCAGTTGAACAGACGATACACGTTGCATAACTCCCTAGAACGCCGAGCAACGTTTCACCTCAACGGAACTACGAAAGGTGGCAGCCCCAGTGCATATCATCTGTCCAGTTGAGTAGACGATATGTGGAGGTCGTCTACCCAGTTATGCGGTTGAATTGTTAATGTTCACCCAGTTTATTGACGTATGGTAGGTCACTGGTTAATGGCGTTTATGCGTCGTCAGATTTTATCGGTGCAACACCAGCCACGATCTCGTTGCCGTCCCATGCATAATCTGGCGAGGACTTTATCAAAATCGGCTCGTCATGCTTGCCGACGTGGATCGTAACGCCGCCCATCATGCCGTCGCTCTGCTTGAATTGTCGCAGTGCCTCGCTAAGCAATTTAGGATTAACTACGACCGACTTTACAGGGAACGCCTCTGAACTTTTTTGCTCAACAAATGGGCGTGTCTCCGGGAAGCGCAGCTCGGTTTGCTCTTGAAACGGAATCTCAGCCTTGATCGGAAAACTCTCATCGATCGGCACCATTTCACCGTACGGATTTGTGCGAACAATAATTTTGCCGTCATAAACATACGCTCGGTCAAAGTCAGTCTTCATGACTTTATCAGCGGCAACGAGAACGCTCTGCGGGATATTCATTGAGCAGGCTTTCGCACCAGGCTCGGTGTCAACTTCGCGGCGGATCAGCTTATAACCGTCTGTAGCGATAAGCGTGGCTTTATATATGCCTTTCTCCTGCTCAACGACCTCTAACCTGATATTCTCCAAAACCTTATTCTGCGGCGTCAGCTTCTGCGCCATTTTATATACAGCAATCTGCTGCTTGGTTAGCGAAACGATACTGCTCACTTCTCCCACCAAAATCCCTTCTGCTCAGCCTCAGTTTCAGACGGCTTGTCGTCTTCCAAACTACCAGCTGGCTTATTATTTATCTTGATCGCGATGTCTACGCTCCGAACGCCGTGCTCGAGTAGCCATTTCTTGGCTCGCTTAGCATCAGATTCGGTAGCGTAGGTTTTCGCGTGCGGCTTATTCTTGTCGTCGCTCCAGCGAACCGTGAAAGTGCAATTCATTAGAGACATTACGTAGCCTCCAGTTTCTTGCGCTTGCGGCGCTGCTTTTTACGAAGTGCTCTTTTAGTCATTTGGATCCTCGATCGTGCCGCCAAGTAATTCAAGACGTTTGGTAAACTCTTCCTCAACATCTTTGTCGCTGGGTGAATAAAATGTTTCAAATCCAATAGTAAATTCAAGCTCGACTTTGCCTAGTTCAGATATGCTCTCGTACCGAAGATTGAATCGTTTACCGTCAATGTCAGCATTGACCAATCTATACATCTGCTTGCCAATCCAGACCACGTGCGGAATTGTAGATCTTACCATTTGTCAATCTCCAAACCTCTCATACATACAGTTTTCGTGCATGTCTGGATAGTCTTTTCGCTCTGCGTCAGATTGAATGAGTGCCAAATTGCACATACTGCATCTGCCGTATGGTGCGGTTTTTTCAAATTCAGCCAGCTCGTCATTTTGTTTGGGTCTGCGTTTGCTGATTCGGCCGCAAATCCGAGCTGCCTCCCGATTGAGCGCAAATCCCGTTTTGTTGCCTCTTGACCTCGATCCACCCTTTCTGCCGCGCTGGATGTAAGTATGTGTTTTTTTGTCGAGTGTTGTTGGGGGGCTTTTTGCCCGCCGCCGGCTTCCGTTCCTGCCATGATTCTCCTTTCCTTAAAATGGTATTTCGCTTAAATCAATCGGCGTGCCGAGGTCGATGTCCTCGGTTGTTTTCGCCGCTTGGTTGGTTGTAGCCTTTGTCGCTTTAGCATCATCTTCGGCGTATCGCTCAGTAGCCGGCGCAGCGTTATTGCCGCTGCCCTTTGCGTCACTCAAAAACTGGAACTGGTCGATGATAACTTCAGTCGCTTTGCGTTTGATGTCATCTTTCTCCCAGATTCTCGTTTGCAATCTGCCGGTTATGCCAATCTGCTTGCCTTTCGGTGCATATTCTGCCAGCAGTTCAGCTGCCTTATTCCAAGCCACACAATCGATAAAGCTTGCGTCGGCATCTTTGCCGTAGCCATCAACCGCTAGTGCGAATGAGGCTACGGACTTGCCGCTATTCGTCGTTTTGACTTCGATATCTCGGACAACACGACCGATTAAAGTTACGTTATTTATTGCCGCCATATCTAGAAACTCTTTTCTTCGCGAATCTCCACGCCTGGGATTTCACGTAATCCATTAGCGATGGCTTCGCGGATTAGCTTGTCGCTCGGCTCGCAGAGATAGCGTGGCACTAATTCAGGGTTGGTGACCGTGAACACCGTCTTGGTTTTAATGCCAGACTTGACAGCTGGCTTCTGCGATTTAGCGGCTTTAGCTGCTTCAGCCTCGGCGATTTCCTGCTCACGTTTACGTTGTGCGGCTAGTTTCGCAACTTCAGCTTCGTCGCGTTCAGCGGTCGTCAATTCATCTTTACGCGTCAACAACTCGTTGATGGCTTTAGTGAATGCCAGTTTGATTTCGGCGTGGTTTTGGTCGGCTTCTGGCAACTCAGCGAATACCTGCTTCAATTCAGCGCCTTTTTCATCACAAGCCTTTTGGCTACGCAATGATTTAGCATTGGTGTCAAACTTTGCACAGATAGCGTCAACGCGTGCCGCTTCCTCTTGTGCTAGTCGCTCCTGCTCTTCTTGGTAAGCGAGGATTTTCTGGCTGATGTTCTCCAGTGCCTCTTCAGCTGGCGCGAGAACATCTTTTTCAGCATCGATGAATTGTGACTTGACGCTGTCAAAGTTGCGAGTGATCGCCAGTCGTGCATTTTTAACTTCAGTACGGTGCGAGGTGATCAGCTTGCGGATTGCGACTGCCTCTTTAGCCGTAGCGTCGTCGGTTACTTCTTTGGCTTTGGCTTGCTCCAAAAGCTCTTGTGATTTGATTTTGAACGGCGATATCGTAGCGACTTGCGAATCGACGTATTCTTGTAGTTGTGACATGTGTCCTCCTTTAATTTTTAATAGCGGCAAGTTCCGCCAGCGTATTGTTCATCTCAACCAGCGTACCTAGCTCCATCTCAAGAGTTTCGTCAATAAGCGGCTGCACATCGCTGCGCTTAACGTGGATAGTCCACAACACCAAGTGATTCATCTCCTGCCTGTCATCGAACAGTGCAAAGTACAAATCCTCCAGCTCGGGATTAACCACGAAATACTGCAAAACCTGGTCTTGATAGTTGTTCTGGGCGTCGTTCGGAATGCTATAGTATGGGTTGTAATCAGGGCGCTGCTTGGCTTTGTAGTCAGTGTAAATATACTTGAGATGTTTTGCTGAACTCAGCGATTTTACCTCGCCGGCGTACGTCGGTAGCTGGTCTCCCTCGACAGGTTGCGCGCCATCGGGCGAAACCATGATGTCGTCGTCGATATCGCTCACCCAAATGCCCGGCTCAGTATCGAATGGCAAACCTAGTTTTTCGCTCATCATCTGCAAGGCCACATTCTCCAGGCGATGACCACGCTCCATGTCTGGCTCGCCGTCTGCCGGTACAGCTGCCTTTTCAGCCAGCACCGTCCAAAAACCGTCGTAGCGCCGTGATTTGTCGCGTGCCATCGGACGTACGCCTTTGACTTTCGTGCCGGTGATTCGCCCCAATCTATGCAATAGCCACTCTTCGCTGTTTTGCTCAATTTTATGAATTTGCATTTTTCAAATCCTCGGCCTTACTTAGCGCTGCTTGTAAACGGTTTTGAGTAGCAGCAACGTGCGCCTCGCTTGCTTTTCGCTCTGGTTTCAGATCCGGGAAGAAATCCTCAGGCTTTGATTGACCATCTTTGATTGCCTTGTAGACACCCCGCAAATCTACCAAATCCTCTTTCAGCGCAACCGTTAGTTGCTTGTCGATGTATTTCTCAAGGTGTTCTTGCTTGACGTCCAACGATTTGAACGCGTCAAGTAGTACCGCAACAATTTCATCGATTGGTCGCTTGTCGGATTCAGCAAGTGTTTTTCGGGTTTCAGCCACTGCCATCTCGACAATGTCACCGGGAATCACCGACAAAATACAAGCGCGTTGCCGGCGCGCTGCAAAGTTAGCCGTGGCTTCGTAAATGTCGCGGCCATCGGTTAGATCTTTGCGCCCCTGCTTCGTATCCCGTTTATGTTCGACAGAAAATGTCTTGGTAACGCGAGTGTTCGTTTCCAAATCCCACGCATATGCCATCATCTCTGAACGCCCGTTAGCGGTGCTTAATTCAATCACGCCAGTATCGACATTACCCCAGTTTTGAGCTAATGCTTCAGCCAGCCTGATTGACGGCCCAGACACGCGCTGGCCGGCGCGCGGATAGGTGTATATTGCTTGCTCTGCTAGCGTTGGTCGCTGGCAGGTTGCCTTGATTCTATTGATTGCCTCAGTCTCGTTTCGCGGAAACTTCTTGGCTGATAGCATCGCCACCTGCACTTCCTGCGCTTGGCGCGCTATCATCATCTCGGTTTGTGTCGTGCGCTGTAGTTGAGTCTGTTCCACTTACGCCTCCCCCGCCAAAGCACGATCGAGAAATGTCGGGTCGATTAGGTTTTCCAGTTTTTCCAACAAACTATTTTCGTCCATAAAATTTGCCCTCAATCCACTTCATACCTTTGTCGAAAATCCGCAGCCACTTCGCTGCTTTGACCGACTTGTCGAAGTCATGGTCATTCAACTCGCGTAGCTTGTCAATCACCTTGTCGAGAGGCTCGCGCTTATGCACCGGCACCAGCTGAACTGGTGACGGCATCACGTTTACGTGTATCTTCATCGCCAAATCTCCTTTCGCGATTTTAATTCTTGTATAGCTTCGTCGAACGCACCGTTCGCAAATAGCACGACTGCTAGCACCGCAATTGCTACGAACTGCACCCACCAGAGACGCAGATCTGTTGGCTCGCTGATTGCGATTATCGCAGCTGGTAATCCGACTACCCAACTGATGATTTTTTTGACCTGTTTGTTTTTTGCTGTCATTTTTCAGCTCCTTTCGTTTAGTGTATGAGAGTGCTCGCAGTCACTCTCATACTGGTTGGATATCTTCGCCTGTACACCCTGACAAAATGAACGTGGTTACTAATTATTGCTAGCCAACTCTCCGTTTTTGCCAAAACATACCTCTGACGTTTGATGAAGCTACAAACACTGAACGTACAGGATTTCTAGCCTCATTTTTACGTCAAATAAAAAAGAAACGAATGCGGATTGTAGCAGCAAATACCCCGTTTGCAAAAAATTCAGCCGGCCGCTGCTGCTGCCTGTTTGGGCAGTTAAACAGCAAGATGGGGCAGCAGGGCAGGTTTGCAAGCGTTGCGGCATATATTTGGCTATAATTCAGCACTTTCTATTCTCTGCCGCACACCATGCCTGCTCCCCGCTATGCCGTTCTCGGCAACCCCGTGGCCCACAGCCGCTCGCCTGCCATCCACCAAATGTTTGCCGCCCAATATTCCCCATTCGAGCGTCCTCGCCAATGGCTCAATTCCGGCGGTTTAGGCACAATGGGC